ATGTGCTTTTGCCACGGCAATTACAGTATCGGAAGGCTTGACAGTAGCTACAGAAGCGTCTGGTGAAGTAATAGTTAATACTGTGCCAGCGCCAGCTGCATAGCCAAGATTATAAACTGCCCGCAGAGCTGCAATTTCAGATCCATCCAACAATGTTTTATGGAGCTGTTCTAATTCTAAGTCAGTCATAGCCTTCCCCTACCTTAATTAAGCCTGTGAGTCCCATTTAACGATACGAGCGTTCAATGCTAATGTATGTACGATACCGAAACCGCCAAGATAGTACCATGCCACGCCTTTTGAACGACCATAATCAGTCGGGATTTTACCACGCATTTCTTCAGGAACTGCAATCGCTTCCGCAACTGTATCGTTACCGAATACATACAACCAGTCAGATTGACCGTTGACCCATGGCACCATATCGCCGCCAGCAGTGTTAGCAATACCTGTTGTGCCGACACCTTTCGCAACGTTAGTTTGTTCAACATAACGCACGTTTTCATAACGACCGATTTCACCGTTCATGATTAACTTGAAGCCAGTATCAGAATATTGATGGATGGTTTCCAAGTTATTTTTGAATGAACGAAGAGTTGTTGGCCATGCTAATGCATAGTAGTCGTCTCCGAGGTAAGCAGGGATATTACGCTCTTTCATAGTATCAACGATCGCTTTAGCGTGAGCGTTGTTATATGCAATAGAGTTTGTGCCTGTTACAGTGCCGTTAGTGTAAAGAGTAATAGCTGATGTGCTAGTACCGCCAGTTGGGATTGCACGAAGCAATGTTTGGTTAAATTGTGACCATGCTAAACGGTCAAAAGTTTTAACTGCGTCGTTTTTAAGAACTTTTTGAATTAACTCCATCACTGGGAATTTAGACAAATTGTCTAGTTTGCCAGAGTAAGGAACACTGTTACCAGCTTCAGTAATTGTCAATGTGCCTTGTGTAATACTAAAGTTCGTTTCTGGCATTGTATTAGTTTCAACCAATACGCCACCAGCTGTTGCTACGTCTGAGAATACGTCCCAAGTGAAAGAGTCACCTTTCTTCTTACCTTGTTGTGACGCATCACGAACGTCTGAGAATTGACGGAATTTTACTAATGGCTGTACGTTCATGCGCAACACGTTAGAGAGTTGGCGAGAATACATATAGCCACCAAGAGAGTTTACTGCCCACACTTGACCTGCCATGTCATATACTCCTAAAAATAAATTAAATTAACCTTGGAAACCGTGCATCCATTGTGGACCACCACGAGATTTAGCCATGTTAGAAATAACATCGCTAACTGTTTCCTCTTTTTCATCTGCTTGAGTGTTCGATGTCTTCGCACCTGCAGAGGTTGGCGCTGATCTTGCACCTTCTTTTCGCTCTTGTCGATTTTGCATATTCTTTTGACTCTCCTGCTTAGCTTTATCTTCTTCAGTAGGCTTTGCATAGCCAGAAGTTTCTGCAATGTTCTTAACGACTCCACGGATTTCTTCACCAATCGATTGGTAACGCTCCCAATAAGAGCGAGTGTCACCTGCACGAACTAATTCAACATCTCTATCAATAGCGAGTTTATTTAGATGCGGATTGCTTACGATGTCCTTGTATTCGTCTTGGAAACGACTAAAAGCATCTCGGAATGTTAGGCGCTCATCTACTGTTTTCGCTAGGTCGTCCGCGGATGGACCTGTTGAACGTAGTTTTCTGATCGCTGCTACTGCTTCCTCTTCATCGCCCATTTGTATAGCTCGGGCTAGTGCTAGGTCGTCTTCATCGACCCCCTGATTAAAGTCGTCCTGTTTGGATAGACTTTGTTCTTGTTGCTGGTTTCCGTTTAATGCGTCACTACGGATGCGTGCTGCTTCTGCTAAATAACGATCTGCAGCTTCAACTTTTTGAGCACGCTGAACCAGCTCTTCAAAGGTCAATTCAACTTCTTGACCGTTGACTTTTAATTTGTATTTCTCATTTTTCTGATCTTCTTTATTCTCTGTTGAGAAACCGTTCGCAAGATCTTCTTCATTTTCTGTATTGGCTTGTTGATTATCTAAATCTTCTTCAGAGCCATCAGCATTTTGAACTTTAAAATCTTCGAGGTTATCGTTTTCGCCAATGTCTTGAAGTTCGTCTGCACGCTGACCGTCATTATTGTCGTTGATTTTATTTAGCAGAGCTAAACGTGCGTCTCCGCCATTGCCAACGATGTTGCCATTATCATCATATTGGTATTGACCAGCTTGTTCACCAGCATTACCATCTCCGCCATCGTCGTCTCCGACAGCTTTAAGTAAGTAAAAGTCCAATAAAAATTTAAGATATTTAGACATCATTCTGACCTTTCATCAATAATGTTAAGTGCCTGTACTCCGTTAAGAATAGCGTTTTCTAACCAACCACGAATTTTATCAACCACAATAACTTTGTTTTGTAGCTCTCGAATTTTTTTACTGTCTTCAGGATCGCACGAAGCTAATGCCTCCATTGCGTCTGTACGGTCTGTTTCGCTTAGTGCAAGTATATACCTTCCTATGTCAGAACTAAAGAAAGATTCAACTTGCTTTCCAAAAACAGCTTGATGAATTAGCTGTTCATTATCATCTGCTTCAGACATCTATTTTCCAATCTCCACAACAGAATTGGGTTGTGGTCCATTTTGGTTTTGTTGAGATTTAATCATGTTACCGTGCAACTTAGCTATTAAATCATTTTTGTTTTTCTCCATTCCACGTTCGTGGTTTAGGTTTAACTCAATGAGTTTTAGCTTGTCTTCATTGCCAGTCTTTTGCTCTCCACCTTTATTCTGCACTTCATGAAGCGCACGAATATGGGCAGCCAACGCACGTTTATTCTCGTTCTGCTCATGGATTTGAGTTTTCTGTAGAGCAGTTTGCTCGTGAATTTGCGTACGTGCGAGGTTAGTTTGGTTAGTGCTTTGCTTCTCTTTAACTGCGCCTTGAAGCTGTTGTATCATCTGAGTCGCTTGCTGTAGCTGAGCTGAAAGTTTAGCAACTTGAGGATCTTGATTTCCGAAGAAACGAGAACCATCGCTGTAACCCATATGACCGAAGATTTCTTTGCCAACTTCTTGCAGGTCAAGTCCAGGAACAGGAGAATTAACGATCTGGCTGAATGCTGATATGCCTGTAATAAACTTATTAAGTTTCTGCATTGGGTCTGTCGCGCCCATACCAACATTAACGTTTAAGTTAAGTTCTTGCTCGAGAATGTTATCTGTTATCTCATTAACGCCAAAACGCTGTAAAATTTGTGCCTTTTTAGCAGCAATAGCGATAATAGTTGAGTCGTTCTCGTATTTCTGTTCCAACAGCATTATCTGACGTAAAACTGGCACTACGAACGTTTCTGAGAATGTTTTTAATAGATACTCAGTCATCGTGCCAGAGGCAGAGTTAAGAAGTGCCATATTTCTAGCTGGCGCATTTAACTGCCTATCTGCCATTAATTGTCCAGGACTAAATGCACCAAGCAACTCGTCAAGGTCACGGTCAACACGGTTTTGCTCTTCGTATGAAGATTGAGTTACGTCTGGCCATGTAATTTCGCGAACATCGTTTACAGGATCTTCAAGCATAACGATCCCACCAGGAACATTACGCACTAAACCACTCAAATCCGCGTCACGACCACGCTTAACGAACCATTTTTTATTCAATACCAACTTAACGTTATCTAGACGTTGGTTAGCAATCTCATTCGCTTCGTCCTGCAGACCTTTACCTAGCTGAGCAACGCTGGTTGGGAACACTTTATGAGTTTCAAGAATGCAACTTCCCATGACATAAGGACGTTGTCCGTGGAAAACGACTTCTTTTAATGGCAAAGGCTCGCAAAGCAAAGCCAATGTGCCCATCGTGTAGAATTCATAATCAGTTCCGTTTTTACGGTGAATATGACGCTGCACCCACACTAATTCATAATCATCAACATCAGTATTGCCACCGTTCATTGGGTCGTCACGACCTTTTTGACGGGCTGAACGAGTGCTGTCGTTGTCGCCTGTCGCTTGGCGGATCGTGCTATCTGCTAAATGGAACCATTCTCCACTTTCCATCTTAGCTTTTACGTCCATGACGTACATTGGAATTAGGTGGATGATGTATGGCGACGTGTTAATCGGGTCGACCCAGTTTGCGTCTGGCGAGATCCTGATGTTTTCCACTGGAATAAGCTCGACCACTGGTTTATCAACGAGGGGTTTCCGCTGTAGTATTTTTTGCGGACTTTCTTTAAGACCAGCATTTTTCTCCTCTCCACCTTGACCTATCGTGAATGCTCCTTCTGGAAGAGAATTCTGTTGCGGATATTCATCGTCATCGTGTTTTGGCAGTTCTTGCTCTTTTTGCTCGTCCTCTTCTTCAAGAGGCATTGAGCCTTGTTTTAAGTCTGGTTTATAGTTCCAATAAATATGAGCAACTGCAACCCCAACTGTTTGAGCGTCTTGTAAGCCCCCCATAATAGTTTGGAACCATGGGATCGTTTTAGTTAAACGATACTGCATTAATTCTTTAAGCACGGAAGCTGATGCGCTTTCCTCTTTAGAATTAGCATCAATAGGAGAGATATCAACGACGTCCATATTACTGAAGAATGCTGCTGCAGCTGCAGCTTCATTTTTACGAATTACTTGACGCGTTTTAGGACGGTACATCTTAGAACGCTTTTCGAATGAAGCAGAGTTATATTTACTATCCCCTGCGTGCTCATTATTAAATGCTCTGATTGAGTCGTCCCAAGATTTACGATAGTTGCTGTCAACATAGTTTGTTGAGTTTAAATAAGCACTACGCGCTAGTCTTAGCCAATTTGCTGATAAATTTGGGTCGCTAGAGTCCGACTCACCGCTGTTCGCGCTGAATGGCTGTAACTTTGGATCTCTTACCTGCATTCCCATGGTTTACGTCCTGTTCTTTTAGTAGCTATCTGACCACTTAACTTCTTTACCTTTTATTGGATCGTAACCGCCAACAGCTTCTGAATGCATCATATCAGCACCAGCTTCTCCGCTAGCAGAGCCGTGCTCGCCTGATAGTCCACTCGCGCTCCAATAATTCCCGCTAGTGTCTTTTAAAGGCTTAACAGGAGAATGATGGCTACTATGCTTTGCCATTTTATTTGTTGAGCCCATATTTGGACCAATTTTAGAACCATCGCTGTTATCTGTTCTTGATGCGCGATGCGCTACGCTAAAGTCTGGACCAACACTTGAAGTATCGCTTACATATTTACTTCTGTCTTTGCCAAGCGTGTCTGCAGCTTTTGCTTTTGCAAGATCTAACTTTTCTTGCATTCCTGTTTCATTTTTACGAGAGATTTCTGTAGCCATTTTATTTCTCCTTAATAGCTATCTGACCAAGATTTATGAATGCCTTCTTGACGACGACGTTTTTCATAGTCTTGATAGGCTTTTTCATTCCTGTCTGTAGTCAACTGATCCTGAATTTCAGGAGGAATGGTTTCTTTTTCTTTTGGAGCTGGAGCAGGCGCTGGTTTTACTGCTTTCTTTTTCACATTTTCCATTTTAACAACTCTCCTTTTTAAGGTTTCCACGCATTGGAGCGAATGTATCGTCCCAACTAGATCCGATTTCACCAGCATCAAGTCCGTGACGAGGCTTTTCGTCTTTAGTTAGCTCTTGAGGTGAAAAATCACGCTGTTGACGTTTAGTTTCGACAGAGCCTTTATGCATAAAAGGACTTTTTCTTCCTGTTTTGGAGATATCCATCGTTTTATCCTATGTTACCTGCACCAAGCATTGGATTAAAGAAACGTTTTTCCGAGCCCTCAAGCGTTTCAGCCCATTGTCCGTCCCATTTACCACGCTTCATATTGGCTCTTTCGAGCAATTCACCGCCAGCTTTAATTGCCTGTTTAGACAATTCGCCAGCGGAATGGAAGTCTGCGTATTTTAAAACGAAGCCGTACATAGAACTAATCGCTAAATTCTTAACGACGAGCACGCCACCTTGCCAATTTACAGCCCACATGTGTCCTGGATAAACTCTTGCTAATACGTCACCGACTTGCTTTGCTTTTTCGTAAGCTAAAACTTCATTCTCCATTCCTGATGGAGTGTTTTCGGCAGTGATAAAATGAGTCATGGTTTAGTCCAATATCGCACTATTAACTGCTTCGGATGGATCTGGATTTAATGCTTCAATTTTATTTGGAGCTTCTGCTGGAGCCTGCGCTAATGGCTGAGGCTGTAACTGAATGTCTAGTGTATTTTTTATTGCTGCGATTAGCTGAAAAGTCTCTTTATAAGGCTTTTCCCCTAAATAACCAATAATGGCATTTACTAAATCTAAATTAAAAGAAACTTGTTTATCTGACATTTTATTGCCTTTCTTTCTTTAAGTGGTTTAAATTTTATAATGATTATACTCTTTTAAGCTGTTTTCGGTGAATTTGGATCTGCTGGCCATGAGATTGCACTAACGGCTGCAATTACTTCCTCGACGGTTGTTGCTGCGTTAATTGATGCTGTTACGCTTTTTGCTTCTTCGCGTACACTTTGACGCCAAGCTGCCCAGTCAGAAGGGATCTCTGTTTTCGTTTCGTATGCTTTAGAAGCCATATAATCGCTAGGGAGTAAGATTGCATATGAGGCTCTATCAACGTTCGCTATCGATTGCTTCTGAACTTCCGCTAAGTCTTTTGGAATTCCTGTGTAGGTTAATTCCGCACCAACCAACGTTTCGCCTGTCCAATAGTAAACAGGATTAAATGGAGAGTTAGTCGCAATAACTTCCTGCAATCCAAGTTCCGTTTTTTCCTCTGGCGAACTTAAATTTAACCAGTTAGCAGGATATTGAACTTCGTTAATGGTGAAGGCTTGGCCTTGGTTAATGTATTGACCATCTGTTGTTGAGTAAAACATAATTTTTCCTTATCGTGCGTTAGCTTGTGCAAAAGGGTTTTCGGCGAAAGCCATGTAGATGTATGTTTGTCCATTAATATTATCTGTACCAGTTGCATTTCTTAATTTAAATCCATTAGACAATAAATCAAAAGGGTATGAAGTAGATGTATCTTCTGATGTTGAAGAATCTGCCCAAACAATTCCTTGTGCTTGATTGTATGGTGTGCGAGAAGAATCAAATATGTTCCAACTACATCCAGCCCCGCCTGTTGTAGCACATTTGCTTAATATATATTTAGGTCTAAATCCTAAATATACAAACGGACCATCCGCACTACCATTGCCTGTGTAACTTCCGAATTTAGAGAAGCCAGCAATTTCAGCAAAGCAGTAGGCAACATAGGTAATTGTTGATTGATTGCTAACTACGTTTGTCCCAAGCGAAAATACAGATGATGTTGGTGCTGTGCTATTCCATACTGTAGGGTTATTTCCTTGTGCTGCTGTTAAATCGAGTGCAAGGTTATATGCCCATGATGTCAAAGATGAGTGACCAACTGGCCAATCTTGTGCAGAACTTCTAGATTTTACAATAATCATCTTTGGTGCAACACCCAAACCATGACCAACAGTAGCATTAGCACCTGTACCTGTATAAGTCACCACACTAAACCCTGCCGTAGCATTTACAGATGTAGTAGAAGTAATAGAGCCGTTAGTGTTAGATGATGTTGAGCCTTGACCTGCTTGCCATTGCCAGCCAACATAAGTTGCCGCATTGGTATTTAATTTAGCCTCTGCACCAATAGTCCAGCCATTAGCATTAAAAGCTGTAAGACCTGTAGCCTGTGTTGTTTCAGCCGCAGTAGAATCAGAAATAAGTTCTAATGTCGTGCCACGAACAGAATCAAATAAAGCATGGTCGGTTGCCGCAGAACGTGATTTCATCCAAACAAAATCAGGCTTGAAACTTCCTGCATTAGTTACAGACAATGTTGCACCTGTACCTGTATACAGCGTTGCATCCATATACTTATTACCCTGCAAAATAGTACTTGCAGGTAAGTTAGCTGTACATAGTGCTTTGAAGCCTGATGGTGGAGTGTAAGCGAATGAGCGAATACCAGAGTTAAAGTAAGCAGCAGAATTGCTTGACCCAGAATTGTGATAAAAATATGGAACTAAAGTTACTGACGTTGAAGGCAATGAAATAGCACCTTGACTAGTATTATTTTTATAAAATGTAATAGTGCCACCAGCCATGTCTACAGCACAACCAATTACATCGCCTGTTGTATAAGTTGCACCATAAGCAGAAGCCGTACCATTTACGTTTTTATTGCCGCCAGCTTGATATGAAACTTGGCTTTCAGCAGTAGTATCTGGTCTTAAAGCAATGCTTACAGATGCGTCAGCAACACCAAACTCTACTGCGGCAGGTAAAGCACCACCATTATTTGTAAATTCAAAATAATATTTATTGCCAGCAGTCATGCCAATTGTTGCACGAACTTGGTTGTTGTAACTCGTATTACCTAAAATAGATG